AAATAGGAAAACGGACTAAAGCCGGTATCGAGTTTAAACTTATGATTTTTTAATGCAGAGAACATCTTCACTATTGCATCGCCAATCATATCATCCTTATAGGAGTAGTTAATAAAATTTGGAGCATACGAAAGTCCGTTGGCAATCTTAGTTAAGCTTTCGCCAAGCTTTTGAGTTACAAACCCACTCTTATAATAAGCTCTTATTTCCTCTTCAAATTCTTTACCATTAACATAATGTACTTTATCCTTCGGCTTAATCTTCTTCGTTGCAGTAGTTGTTACACTAGGTATGACCTTAGGAATACTGTTTATAATCTCTTCTAAAACAGGATCTTGCTCAAGATCTAAGGGTTTAGATTTCTTCGATTTCTTTAATGGTGTAGCTGATTTTTTCTTTTTCATATAATGATATTCGTTTTTGCATGTGAGCTAAGCTGTATCTTAAATCATCCGCAATATCCATGATTATAAGCTTATCCTTATCCTTATGCAAGCGAAGACCTCTTCCGATGGATTGAACAATCTTTATCTTAGCTTTTCCGCCGCAAGCAAAAAGTATATAATGAAGATTCTTAATATTAATGCCAGTAGAAAATATTTTAGATATGGCAACTACTACAACATCAGTATGTTCTTCCATTAATTTTCTTACGTGCTCTCTTTGTTCAATCTCTACATCCCCACGAATAAAATATATTTTTTTGTTTGGACATAGAATTTTAAGTTGATCGTACAAGCGTTGACCGTGTTCTATGAAATCTACTAATATAAGAGCATTATTATTTAGCCTACAGCAAATCTTACTTAATAGTTTATTTCTAAATTCGTTTCTTATTAAAAATTTCTGCTCTTCTCTGTATCTGTTTACAGCAGAAATAACTAAATCCTTAAACGGGTCTTCGTTGTATTTTATTTTAAATATCTGTACGTTTACGCCGCTAATAAAGCTCTCTAATCTAAGTTCATAGCTATTTTTTTCGTAAATAACAGGTCCAATTTTTCCTATAATATTCCATTGGTCCAATAAATTCTCAGGCATAGTTCCAGTGAATCCAAAGCGAACCGGTGTCTTAATATTTTTTATTACTTTATTAACTTCGTTACCTCTTCTTATTTTATGCACTTCGTCAACGATTAATGCATCAACATTTTTAAGCCAAGTAAGGTCTGTATTTTTACTTTGCAAGATACCAAGATTAGCAATTATTACATTAGATATAGCGATTTGTTTTTCATCCAAAGGACATGAACCTGTCCATTTTGCGGTAAAAAACGGTACATTGTAGTTCTTAAAATCTTCAGATGTTTGTTCTGCTAAACCTAAATCTGGTACAATATACAGGCATTTGAATGATGAGCCGTATGTATAGAAAAGTTTAGTTAAGAGTGAGGCTGCTGTTAGCGTCTTGCCGCCGGCAGTTGCAAGGACTATTGTTCCTCTACCAAAGGTTAAAGATTTCTTAACTATTTCTTCTTGATAATCTCTTAAGGGTATAGAGAGGGGTATTATATTAAGATCGAATTTAGGGTTATTATTCCATTTTTGCGATGGTTTAATTATATTTAAAAGCGATTCATCGGTATTAACTTCGCCTACATATTGTTTTTTTGTTAAAAACTTTCTTATTTCTAAATATAGGCCTGGATCAAATCTTCCAGTAGGTGTAATTGCATATGTTCTTTGTGGTAAAATCTTCCGTATTTTTTACGCATAAAAAAAGCTGCTTCGTTTTTTACGGAAAAAGCTTCTCTTATTTCATCTAAAAAAGAAGAGGTAATAATACCTGCATCTTTTTTTTCATCGAACTGAAAATTAATCATGTAGTTTCAAGTTTTATAATATCTATAATATTCTTAATATCGTATGAAGTAGAACTTAAAGTCTTTTCAGATTTTTCTAGCAATTCGACAATTAAATCTAATTCTTTTATTTTGCTGTCAATATCTAAAATTTCGCTATGCTTCTCTACTGTTCTTTCTGCAACAGGCTGAGCTAATTTTACTGGACTTGCTTGCTGAAGCTGATCAACAAGCTTCTTTTTTATTAATTCCCTATCTTTTTTAATCTGAGATAGTTCTAGCTTATGTCGTACACATCTCCCGGCCCATTTATGCTTAATACCAGGCAATTTAAGCTGATAATCCTTTAGAATAAGCTCATCAATCTTTAAGTCGCTTTCTAATTCTTTAATATAGTCTTCAAGTAGCATTTACATAAATAATAATATACTATACAATGAAATCAATATTAAATTTTGAAGAAGCATTCAAAAAGTCGCTATTAGAGAATATGAATGTTGCTGGAGGTGCAGATAGTGCATTTGGTGCAGGAACTGGTGGTGAGCCAGGCAGTCGTGGAAATCAGTTTCCTTCACAAAATGATTTAGCTTATGCACCTGGTGATTCTAGATGGCCATTTGGTAGAAAAAAGAAAAAAACAAAAGTAAAAATGCAAAGAAGATCTTTTGTAGGTCTTTAAAAAGGTTAAGATATGAGTGAGCTGGAGACGATTTATAATGAAAAATGTAATATACATAATGATATTAACGAGCATCTCCCTGTTTTAAAAAAATATTCAGAAGAGTGTCAGCATATAACTGAAATGGGAGTTAGAGAAGCCTTTTCAACATATGCTTTTATGATGGGAAAGCCTGAGAAGCTTGTCTGTATAGATATAATGCCAATAGATGAAGCTAAGGTAGCTAAGCTCTGCGTTGATAATAATATTGATTTTAAATTTATATTAAACAATACTACAAAAATAGACATAGAAGAAACAGATTTATTGTTTATCGATACAGAGCATAATTATTTACAATTAAAAACTGAACTCTTAATGCATGCAAATAAAGCAAAAAAATATATTATATTTCATGATACAGTTACATTTGGTCATAGAGATTCTAATGCTTATGGTTGCTATGTAAATCTTGAGTGCATCGACTCTGACGATTCTCAAAAACAAGGATTAATACCTGCAATTAATGAATTTTTAGAAAAAAATAAAAACTGGAAAATGCATGAACATTATACAAATAATAACGGGTTGATGATTCTTAAAAGAGACTAAATTATTTTTATAAATATACCTTTATGGATACCGGTCATTGGATTTTAAAAGAAGATGTTGTATTAGATGTTGAAGCTTTTGGCTTTATATATGAAATAACAAATAATATTAATAACAAGAAATATATAGGTAAAAAGCAGTGTCAAACAAAATACAAAAGAAAGCCGCTTAAGGGAAAAAAGAATAAAAGAATAGAAATAAAGGAAACAGATTGGAAGACTTATACTAGTAGTTCAGTAGATTTAAATAATGACATTATAAAATTTGGAAAAGAGAATTTTGTTTTTAAAATAATTAGAATATGTGGATCAAAGTGGGAGTTAGCATATTTTGAAATAAAAGAACAGATAAATAGAGGTGTGCTTTTGAGCGATGAGTATTATAATGGTATTATAAATGTAAGGATAGGCCGGCCACCAAAAAGCTTGATAGAACAAAATAAACATTTATACTGAGTAGGTGCATAAACTATTAGAATTTAAGCCTTATAATTTTGTTGTATTAAATTTAAATTTTTTATTTAAAGATGTAATTGAGACAGGATTAATAAATGATTTACATAAGTATAACTTGTTATCTGATCGGTTAAATTCATCTGCTAGAAAGCTCTTTTATCATCATGTTTTTTACGGTGTATGTGAAGTGCTTCTTAAAGAGAAATATAACGAGAAGGTAGTGTTGTTTTTTTCTTCGTCTCATATTCCTGATAGCTGTCAAATTTTAAAATATTATGACGAGAAAGCCCTATTACTTCTTTTAAATGCTATTGTTTTAAAGATAAAAAAGTTATTGCCTGTGAGGGTGTTTGTTGCTAGTTATACTATAGATTTTGTTGCTCATCTAATAAAAACAAGAGATGGTCGTGGTATTGAAATAGTTAGCAACTTAAAGGCTTGTGTTGAAAATATTACGTTCGAACGATATACCTTTAATAAGATACAGAAGTTTGCTAAACAAAATGAATTGATATTCTTAAGTGAGAAGTATTTTAATCAGCTTAAAACAAAGCAGCTTATACTGGTTTAATATAAATATACATATGAGTTTTAGCAAAAAAATAGAAAATTACATGTCCGTATTTGAAGCCGCTGGAGAACCTAATCTCCAGGACGCTGCAGCACCTGCTCCAAGCGAAGATCCTGTGGCAAGCCCGCAGATAAAGACTAAGCCACAAGCTTTACCGCCGGAAGGCTATGTAGACCTTGTAAGGCTTCTCGCAAAAGCTCTTATAATGAATATACCCTCAGGATCTATTGATACACTTTTTACAACTGAAATTACGCGTGAAAATGTGGAAAATATAAGAGAAGGTTTGCAAGAAGCAATAAATCAAAACTTAAACTATGAAGACAATCCTGAAAGATTGGATAATCCTCATTTTAAAAATTTTGTTAACTCAATTAATGAAAGTAATTTTATGGCAAAATATAAGCAGATTTTATCTATGATGAAGCGTTACAGTAGCGATATAGCAGCTTAAAAAAATGAAAGGCAAGCCTTACAGGTCTCTTGATGAGATATATCTGAACGAATCATTTGCAAAACCTGTGCCTGCTCTCCCTAGACATTTAATTTTTGGTGAAGCTGCAGGACAAACTGTAAGTCCCTCGGCACCTAAGCGTGGTAAGACTCCGGACCCAGGTAAACATGTACAGTATTATTTTGATGAACCGGGGCTATATCCAGATGAAGCTGAAAGGATGCCAAAAACAAAAGGCAAGCCCGGGTTACCCTATGAAGTGCCCGGTGAAGTAAAAAAAGGAGAATCAGATTTACTTCAAATTGCATTACAACTTTTTAAAGGTAAAGGACAGGGTATTGAAGATGCTGCAAGAACTATGGTATCTAAATTAAGGGAAATTAGTTATAATGATGATGCAAATGAAGAGTATAAAAATGTGAGAGAGACACTTATAAAATTGACTTTAACAAAAAACAAAATAACAGAATTACCACCAGAAGATTCAGTATTTTCTCTAATAGATGAAATAAAAAATAAAACTGGTAATGCAAATTATGATCCAAGATTAATTTATGCATTATTAAATACAACAGGAAAGTTAAGTACAAATCTCGGTAAAGTAGAGCTGGGATTAACAATTTTTTATGCGGACGCTAAAAAAGCAGCAAAAGGCGGAGACGTAGAAATGCAAAGATCGGAATATAATGGTGTACCTCTTGCTATTAATTCAATTTCATATGAAATAAAAGGTGAGGGGGGCAGGATGGGTGACGGTGAAGACGGTCAAGCCATGTTAAAATTAGAAAAATATATGAATGAGTTTTATAGGAAATATAATATTAATAAAGAATATAGGCGAATACAACCAGGTGGAAGAAGTAGGATTTTAATTGATAATATAAATTTAAGCGTTCAAGAGATTTTAAATGCACCTGATTCAACTATAAAAGATTTATGCGATTTAATATTGCAAAGCTCTCCAAAGCCTAATACACCAGAAAAGGTTATATCAGATTTTTACAGTTTTATGCAAACTTTAGATAAAAATAATTTTGTAGGGGAAAGAAATATAACAACTCTTATTGCTACGGCATTACAAATGTATACTTATAGAGAGACAGATGGTCATCATTTTCAGAAATTTTTTGCATATAAGCAGAGCGAAAGTGCATTTAATGCACTAGTTGTTGATGTATCAAATTTTGATTTTTCAGGATATTATGCCCTTCTTGAAAAGCATTTTGATGTGACTAAACCAACTACTGACAACAAATATAGTGCATTTGGTATAACGTTAAAATGATAACCTTTAAACAGTTTTTACTTGAAGGTGGAGCTGCTGGTCATATGGCTCATCCTTTCGATCTACCAGAAGCTAATACCGGTAAAAATTTAATAAATATTTTTAATAAACTAGTTAAAAGCTTAGCCAAAACACCTGCATCATTAAAGATTGACGGCATCAATGCTTCAATAAAGCTTATCGATAATGAAAAAAATCAGAAAGAATTTGCTCTTGATAGAGGTTCAAATAAACCAGAAGATATAGCAGGTGTGACGTTGAATAAGCTTTCAAGTAGGTTT